TGCATGTATTTGGTTGAATGGGGGTGGTATGGCGCCAGCTCAGCTAGATTCTATGCATTTGTTGTAGATGATCAAACAGCACTGCCTGCAAGTGTAAAGAAAGTACCTCGTGGGCGTTGGGTGCTGATGCATGAAATACTTATTCCCGACAGCTTAAATGCACCAAGTCTTGGCACTCCCATATTACCATTCACCATTGAAATTAGTAATTCTGGTTATTTAGTTGAACCGCAATTTGTTTTAAAGTATGGCCTTAGTGTACAAGTGGATGGTGGCGAAACAGAAAAAGCAGATATGTTTGGTGCTGACTTATCTAATGGTAGAGATATTGGCCCTATAATTGGTGGCACAGATGCTTCTTATTTATATCCATTATTTGCTATTCGCGCTAAAGATTTTGCTCCTAACAATATTTTAAATACATTACAAGGACTTCCTAAGGCATTGAATTTATTGTCAAATTATGCCACTGAATTAGCAGTATTAAGAGACGTAGAGTTTTCTTCTTTAGCGGAAGTCGGGCATTTTAATGGTTCATTGGCAAACAATAGCGCAGGTGATTTTGGACTAGCAGAATCTTTACTGATGGGACCAGATGGCAATGGAGAACCGTTGCTATTACTGACAGAACAGCCAGACGCCTTGTTCTTAGCAACGCAAGATACTTATACAGCAACTGACATGGGTACGTTGGAAGGTAATTTTGTAAGCCAACAAGTTGTAACTGGCAAAGAACTTACTCGCGTGTATTTAGCTGCTGATAAGTCGGAAACAGTAAGTCTTACTCCTATCTACGACTTAGTGCGGCAATCAATTACTACTGAATATGACAGTAAGTTTGACTTTCCCACTGCTAACGAAGATTATAAAGTCACAAATATTGCGGGTAATGGCACCATTACTTTAGATAGAAAACATTCCTTGGAGGTTGGATTTCGTTTTGTTATTAACAATACTACTTTTTATGTGCGAACAGTACCAAGCGTACTTACACTAACGCTTGCCGCATCTCGCGGTGGTGCATTGTATAATAGTTATGCTGCTGCTGGTATTACAGCTCCAGTGTTTGGTCGTGGTTTCTATGATGTAATCATTGATAATGCCATTGCTTCTCGTGCGCGTCCTATAGATCAAGGTGTAGTAGTATTTGCGGCACGACGATTAATTGATGCATTCTTGACCATTGATCTTACTGAAAAAGACGCAGAATGGATGACACTAAGGAATGTAACGACCACCAATACTTATAATGTAATTACCCCTGCGCCAGAAGTGCGGGCATTCCTTAACTACGGCCTGCGGTAAACAAACATGGCTAATGGCAGCGACATTGTGAATTTAGCAAGCACGGGCTTGCCGGATGATCTTACGGATAGAGCTTATGCATTTTGCATTGGCACTCAACTTTTGCAAACGCCTTCGTTTGATCCTCGCAATGGCAACATTGCTTTTAAAGTGGTTCCTAATGCGTTTAGAGCAGCATTATCGGGTAATACTTTTGCTACGACAGCACTTGGATTAGCCACTAATGCTAATATTTCGCAACTTGCGGCTTGGACTTCTGTTAATCAAATTGCTGATAACGGATCAGCTTATGGTGTCTATGGATTGGGCTTTGCTGAAAACATAAACAATGGCACGTTAGTAAATGTAACGACTGCAGGTCAATCGATTGCTAGTGTAGCAAAAGAACGAATTGGTAGTGGTGTCAGCATTGCATTTGATACTTTCCAAAGTGCTAGTCATGGCTATGGAGTAGGAGATGCCGTGGTTATTTATAGCGGAAATACACCTACACCATTGGAACTAAATGTTAAATATTTTGTTATCCCATCAGGCAGTAATGCCTTTTTATTGTCAGCAAGTTATAGCGGTGCTGTTGCCGGCAGTGGTATTGATATTACGGTTAGTGGTGGTCCTGTTTACTTGCGTAGTGATGATGAATGGAAGATTAAACGCGATGGAATAACAGGCGTAGTGCAAATTTTACGTAATGAAAATTTAGCTCATACCTTTGCTACGACTACATTGCAATCATTAAGACCATTCTTTTGGACGAGAGAGCGTACGGTAAGTGCTAACATACCAGTATTCAAGGCAATAAAAGTTAGCGGGGCTTCCTAAGCAATGGCTCAAAATAGACTTATCACGAATTTGGTTGAATTAGTCAACCCTTCAAATGCTGATTTGTTGGTAATTGTTGATAATACAACAGATCCAACACTTTCTACCACTAAGAAAATCACCTATGCGAATCTTGTAGAAGATTTGCAAGACATGATTGATTTGTTTGTGGTGGAAGGCACAGGCGTTATTGCTTCTTATAACGATGCCGGTAATGTCTTGACACTAAGCGTTAGTGGCGATACGACAATACAACGCAGTATTTACAGTAATACCGGCAGTGTTATTGGCACTCGTCAGCAATTAAATCTAATTCCAGGCGCAAATATTACAGTTGCTGGCGCTGATAATGCTGGCAGCAATCGAGTTGATGTTACTGTTAGTACTACAGCAGTTTCCACTGGTATTACGCTTTCTGGCACTGGCAGTCCTATAAGCACTCTGTCCAGTGTTAGCACTCTTGGTGATGGAACAAAACAATTAAATTTCAGAGGCATCAAGGCCGGCAGTAATAAGATTAGTATTGTTAGTGGTGATACTGGTAATACAATTTCCATTGATGTTGTACCTAGTGGTATTGACATTAACTCTTTAAATGTTGCCTCACCATTAGGAGTAGCCTTGGGTGGCACTAACGCTACGACGGCTAGTGGAGCGCGGGCAAGCCTTGGTGCAGCGCAACTTGGTACAAATAGTGATATTACTGACATTACTGGCTTAACAACGCCTTTAACTGTTGGGCAAGGTGGCACTAATGCTTCAACCGCCCAAACTGCTTTATTTAGCCTTGCTGGTATTTCTACAGCAGTCAACGTGGGTGCTACTGGTCAATCTTTAATTTCTAGCAGCAAAAGCGCTGTTGCTGGTGAATATAGAGTTGAGCTGAAAAGCATTAGAGCAGCTTCCTCAAAAGTTACATTAGCAACAGTTGGTAATGAACTGACAGTTGAAGCAAATGCCAATAATATACTGAGTGGAGGATCAGCTAACCATGATTTTAATGGATTTAGACTTACAAATTTAGCTGCTCCTGTTGCCGCTTCTGATGCTGCGACAAAAGAATATACAGATGGTGTTGCTCAAGGTTTAAGTGTAAAAGAAGCATCTCGACTTGCTTCTACTGTTAATTTTGATTCAACTTATTACAATCTTTCAGGCACTGTTAGCGCTGTAACGACTGGAGCAGATTCGTTCACTATTAACAATCACTCATTTAACGTGGGTGAACGAGTTTATATTACAAGCACTGCTACGCTTCCTGGCGGATTAAGCGCTTTAATTCAATATTTTATTATTGATACTGATGCTAATACAATCAAACTTGCCACAACAAAAGCAAATGCTATCGCAGGCACTGCCATTGATATTACTTCTACTGGCAGCGGCACCATAGTTATTGAGCATACGAAATATCTTGAAGCTACAGGCAATGGTTTGCTGAGCATAGATGGTTTTGCTGTAGTAGCTAGTGATCGCATTTTAATTAAAAATCAAACTACAACTTCTCGAAATGGTATTTATACCGTTACAGAAATTGGTAGTGGAAGTAGTCCTGCTGTACTTACTCGTGCATTAGATGCTAATGCTCAAGGAGAATTGGAAGCTGGTGCTTTTACATTTGTTTTTGCTGGTACAGCTAATGCTGAAATTGCTTTTGTACAAATTGAAAGCAATGCCACGTTAGATGTTGATCCTATTACTTGGACAATATTTTCTGCTGCTTCTATTCCAATTAATAGCCTTGCTAATGATCGGTTAATACAAGTGTCACAAGCTACGGTTAAAGGCAGACAATCGGCTAGTGGTACTGGTAATGTTCAAGACTTAACAGCAGACCAACTTATTGCTATAGTAAATACTGGTTCTACCTCCATTGACGCTGGCACTTACTAAGCGTTTTTATTTTCTTATAGCTTTTTAGCTTTTATCTGGATTAACCAATGGCTGTTCCTATTCAAAATTTACGAAGTGGCACTGCCACTAAACGTCCTGTAGCTTCAGGACTTGCTTTTGGGCAAGTAGCAGTTAATTATAATGAAGCAGATCCTGCTGTTTATTTAAGAGGAGATGCAAACGCGCTAATTAAAGTTAGCCCTGTATTTGTAGGTTCTACTGCACCTAATGCAACACCAGCATCAGGGGGATCTGCTGGTAATAGCAAAGGGGAGCAATGGTTAGATACTGCTTCATCGCCTCCTACTCCTAAAATTTGGAATGGTAGTGCTTTTGTTAGTAGCTACACCTTTACTAGCGGCACCACTTTAATCCAACCATTGGTAACAAGCGGCACCATTAGTGGTAGTACAATTATTAGCCCCACTTTTAGTGGCACCACTTTTCAAGGCACTGCAGGCACGTCATTTTTTACCTCAGAGTGGATTTTAGGAGCTAACGCTAACAGTGATTACACTTTTTCTGGCGCTGGTTTTATCGGTGCTGAAAATGATCCAACTTTATATTTAGTCAGAGGGCAGCGATATAAATTCACGAATACCATGGGGCTGCATCCTTTTAGGATACAAAGCACACCAAACGGTTCGGCAGGCACTGCATACAGCGATGGTGTTACCAATAATAATGTTTCAAATGGATCATTAACTTGGGATGTACAATTTGATACGCCTGGTGTTTTGTACTATCAATGCACCTCTCATAATGATATGGGAGGTAAAATTTATATTACTGATGCAGCAAACATAGATATTGCAACTCTTAATATTGATGGTGGAACTGATATTGGAGCAGCATTAGCTGATGCAGATTTATTTATTGTTGACGATGGTGGCGCTGGCACTAACAGAAAAGCTGCTGCAAGTCGCATTACTGATTATGTATTTAACAAAGTAAGTGGTGATGTAACAATTGCTAGTAATGGTGCCGCCACCATTGCTGAATTAGCTGTTAATAAATTAGCCAATGGCACTGCTAGACAATTACTGCAAACTGCTGCTAACGGCACTGATGTTGAATTCACAAGCAACGTTAGCGTTCCAGGAACACTCGCGCTAACGGGAGTTGGCACTTTTGCTGCAGCTACTCGCGGAACGGTATCTGCTTCCGGCACTGTTAGTGGAACGGTAACATTAGATTTTGCTGCAGCTAATAATTTTTCAATGACTTTAAGTACTGGCGCTGTTACATTAGCAAACCCAACTAACTTGACTGCTGGTCAATCTGGCGCAATAACAATTACGCAAGATGCTAGCACCGCAAGGACATTATCTTATAGTGGTTATTTTAAATTTGAAGGTGGCACTCCAACGATTACCACAACATTAGGTGCATTAAGCACATTGTTTTATTACGTGGATAGCACCACTCGTATTACTGCTAAACTAATCACAAATCCAACAGGCGCATGATCCCAGGTTCTTCCAATCCATTGATGATGGCAGCCGCACCTGCTGGTGCGCTCCAGATAGAAAGGTCGTTGAGATTCAATAGTAGTGACAGTGCCTACTTGTCTAAAGTCTTCGCGGTAGCGGGGAATAGAAAGACCTGGACGTGGAGCGCGTGGGTAAAAAGAGCTAGTCTTGCTACCGGGGACCATCAGTTTTTATTTAGCGCAGGAACAACTAATCGCTTTGCGCTATTTATTAGT